AACAAACGCTGACCTTGGTACGATGGCGTATCAGGATAAGGATAATCTGCAAGTCGGCAACGTTAATGCTGCTGGCGCAGTCACTGTGACAGGATCACTAAAGCCTCTGACATACCAAGAGACATACGTGGCTAAAAGCGCGGCGTCCACTGTGACTTGCGACCTAGCTACGGGGACTTCTTTTAGTGTGACGTTAGATCAAAACACAACGTTTGCGTTTACCAATCCCCCTAGTTCTGGCACAGCGTTTAGCTTTACGTTGTTTATAACTCAGCACAGTACCGCTGTTACGTTAACTTGGCCCGGAACCGTGGATTGGGCTGGCGGCTCTGCACCAGACGCGGCTGCGGCAAACGAGGTTCAGGCATACGGTTTCTTCACCCGCGATGGCGGCACGACATACTATGGCTTCCTTGGAGGTTCTGCCCTTGGCTAAGTCATTCTTCCATACAGGACTGTTAGGTGCTGCTGGTACAGATGCGGCACCATCAGACGATCAGTTCAACCGCGTTTCGTTCCTCAGTCATTTTGAGGGGAGCAACGATGGCGTGAACAATCAGTTCACCGATGCCTCTGCAAGCAACCACACAATCACAGCCAACGGCGATGTAACCCAAGGCAGCTTTGGGCCATTTGCTCGGCCTGACGGTGAGTGGGGTGTGGACTTTAAGGATGGTGATTCTTTAGCTGTCGCATCATCTTCTGACTTTGATTTTGGGACCAGCAATTTTACATGGGAGTGTTTTGTTTTTCAAAGAAGCAGGTCAGCTTTTCAGTTAATTATGGCTCAAGATGACTATTCATCGGGTAACAGTATCAGTTGCTGGCTTACGGATACTGGTCAGGCGTCTATTTATTATGAAGGTGGCGGTACACATTTTACAACGACTGCTACTGTTCCATTAAATACTTGGACGCACTTAGCATGGGTGCGTAAAGGCACTGGAACAAACGAGTTTTCTATCTACATCAATGGCACGGCAGAAGTGTCTGGTACGATGACAACAAGTTTTGACCAAGACGGAATTATTATTGGGCAACAAGCAAATGGTAGTTACGATTTTATAGGAAGTATATCTAACATCCGAATAGTAAATGGATCGGCTGTCTATACAGAGAATTTTACTACACCAACAGGCAAGCTGACTGCCGTAACAAACACCAAGCTACTGACCTGCCAATCAAACAGGTTCGTTGATAATTCTGCTTCTGGCCACACAATCACACCAGCAGGAAATGCAGCCGTAACAGCATTTGGCCCATTCCTGACCAGCAGTGTGTATGACCCTGCGGTAAACGGGGCGAGTGGGTATTTTGATGGTACTGACGATTTAACTATACCTACTAGCTCAGATTTTAACCTTAGCAATAATCCGTTTACGTTTAGTTTTTGGGCAAACTTTTCTAGTGGCGGCACTGTATATGGACGGTATAATTACCCTTCTTCTCAGAGAGAGACATTTATAAGTTGTTATGATACTGGAGTAATTACTGTCCGAGTTTCCCCTGATGGTACTGGTTATTATACTCACTCTACAGCTTCTGGTGTTTTTGGTTTTAATCAGTGGAATTACATAGTAGTAACACGAACGATAGATGGCAGTGACTCTATATTTAAAACATATGTAAATGGCACATTGTCTGCAACTTCTACATTTGCGATGACAACAATTTATTATGCCAGCCAATCAACTTACATTATGAATTACGGGCCTATTGCTGAGAGACCAACGGGTTACTTGTGTGATTTTAAATTGGTTAATGGTACTGCGACAGCCCCTAACAGTTCAAACCCAACGGCCCCTGCAACAAATACAACCAACACCAAGCTGTTGCTAAACATGGCAGATGGTCAGGCGATTGACAGTGCTGCACAGAATAATCTGACGTTGGTTGGTACTGCTAAAACTAGCACTGCTCAAAAACTATATGGTACTGCGTCACTACTGCTGGATGGTAATAGTGATTTAGTAACATTGCCAGCAGACGTAGGTAGGTTTTCTGCGAGTAACGCACCACTAGATTTTACAATAGAGCTTGCATTTAGACTTGCCGCCAATGTTGGTGGCACACCCAATTCTATAATTGCTCGCTGGGAAACTAGCGGTGATAATCGTAGTTGGATGGTGCGTATGGATAATGTTAGTTCAGAAAATAAAATGAAGTTTTTTGACAGTTCTACTGGAAGCAACTATGCTTCTACAACTTTTTCCACTGCATTTAGCAGCGAAACTTGGTATCAAATAGCTCTCGTTAGTACCTCTGGAGCCGTCAAACTTTACGTCAACGGCACTGCCGACAGTACAACTCATACTTGGACAACAGGTGTTTTTAACGCTCCTTACGATTCTACTGCTTTATTAAGTATTGGGGCTAATGTGCCAAGCAACCCAGATAATTTTTTCAACGGTAATATTGATGAGGTAAGACTGAGCAAGTTTGCCCGTTACACCAGTAATTACACAGCACCGACAGAACCATTTGCAGACAAAGGACAATAGACATGAAGATAGCAAAACTAGAAGGCAGTAACATAGGTGAGATAGCAGACCACAAGTCTCTGTTTCCCAACACTAGCTTTCCCAAGTCTGGACCTGATGCTGATTGGCTTGCGGCTAATAGCTGTGCCGAAGTGGTGGTGTTCTTAGCTTATGACTCAGCCACACAGAAGAACGAGAGTGTAACACCATATCTGCAGGACGGTAAAGTATATACACGCCGTGTAACGGACATGACTACTGATGAACGTGCTGCTGTAGTCACTGCTGCTAATGTTGAAGTAGCTAGACTTAACAGAGCAGAAAGAGATAAACGTCTAGCTAGTTGTGATTGGGTTGTAACAAAAGCACTAGAAGCTGGTGGCTCTGTACCGTCTGCATGGGTAACTTACCGTACAGCACTGCGTGATATTACTACACACTCTAACTGGCCTAATTTAGTGTATCCAGATATGGACGGTACGGGCGGCGATTGGCCTAATATTCCCAGTTAACCCCTTGCTTTAATCATCTATGTGGTATAATATTACCCCATAGCAACAATCAAAAATCCCCACACATATGAATAACTTATACCTGCTAAACCCGGCAGATGTTTTGGCTCAATGGCCCATAATAAAACCACATATAGATAGCGCCCTTGCCCACTCCGTGGGCGAAATAAACACCTTCCAATTGTTTCAGAAAGTGATGTCTGGGCATATCCATATATGGGTTTATCTGGATGAGAATACGCAGATTACAGCCGTTCTAAGCACCAGATTTCTGCAATACGAAAACCGCAAATCTTTGCAAATAATGACTTGCGGCGGTGCAGTAGAAGATTGGGATATCTGGCTAGATCACAATTACGTTTTTGAGAATTTCTGCAAGAACAACGGCTGCTCATCCATACAAATTTGGGGCCGCAAAGGATGGGGCCGCAAGCTGGCTAAAGTGACCAGCCAGACAGGCAAATCCTACAAATCCTTATATTATGTCTACGACATGGAGATCGACAAATGACACTAACTAATCCGTTTGGTATTGAGCGCTACCTACACCCACGGCAATCGGGTATAATCGTATATAAAGGTGGCGGGGGAGCTCCTGCGCCAGTAACGCCACCCGCCCCTGTTGTTAATGTGGATGGCGGTCTTACAGACGAGCAATACCAAAACCTTATGGGGGGCATAGGCTCTCCAACAATCGCAGGAGTTGATGGTGCTGACCCTACAGCCGCAACAGGGCTGTACAATGAAGCCGCAACAATCGGAACCAACATGGACACCGGGTTTGCTGGGGTAAATACAAATATCACAGACAGTATAGCTGGTGTTAATACAGGCGTTAATACAGGCTTTGCTGATCTTACCACCTTACTTGATCAATACAAAACTGACCAAACTAACCAATTCGGCGCAGTAAATACTGCAATGGCTGACAATACAGCGAACATAAATACTGGCCTTGGAACGCTGCAGACAAGCCAAGATGCTGGGTTCAACAACATGGGCACCCGTTTTGATACCGTAGATACTGCAGGAGCTAATTTGCAGACCGCTGTTGATACTGGTTTCCAAGACACCGCTGCAACTTTGTCCAATACAAACGCCAATATTAATACCGGCTTTGCGGATGCTAATACCGCTATGGCCGGGGGCTTTGCAGACACACAGGCAGGGATTACTAGCGCTGCTGACGCAGCTAGCACCCAGCTGAGTGGTGTTTCTGATGATGTGATGGCTGGTCAGAGAGGTCTGGCCACGGATCTAGGTACAATGTCTGCTAATCAAGATATTTATGCTGGATCTGTACTTGGTAACCAAGAAGCACTTGCTGGTACACAGGATACATTCCAGAGCAACTTCGATGATTATGTTGAGCGCTACAGCGATGACACCCGTTTAGCTCAAGATACCCGCGCAGATATGCAAAGGGCTAATGCTAATGCTAATTTGGCCTTGCGTACTGACATAGGTCAGCAAGCCGACATGGCTAACGTACAGGCAGCGGAAACAGCTCGCCGAGTACAGGCTGTACAGATCAATCAAGCTAAAGACTTGGCTATGCAGGTCGCTAATAATGGTGGAGTTGATGCTGGGACACGGCAGAACTTCGCTAATCTGACTACAAGCTTCGACAACTCAGGGAACTTAATTCCCTCATCTGTCGATGGGGCAGGGAATAGGGTAAATCGAGCGATAGACCAACAAGGTAATTTGGTCCTGACCTCATTCAACAATCTGGGTCAACCAATTGGTAACCAGAGTATCAATATCGCGCAGTCATTAAGCGTTCTCGAACAGTTAAATAAAAACAACACTGCGAGTACAGGCTTTGCTGCCCCTTACCTATCAACAGGATAAACATGCACCCACAATCGATATCAGCTCAAGGCATCAATTTAGTTAAAAAGTTTGAGGGTCTGCACCGAGTGCAGCCCGATGGCATGGTTTCGAGTTACCGCTGCCCTGCAGGAAAATACACATGCGGATTTGGGGCCACTAGAGGCGTCAGATCTGGAACTAAATGGACTAAAGAGTACTGCGAGCAGCGGCTTATAGAAGATCTTAATGAGCACGGCAAAGCTGTTAAACGCCTCGTTAATGTTCCCCTATCTCAATACCAATATGACGCTCTCACATCTTTCGTTTTTAACCTCGGAGCCGGGGCTTTCAAAAGCTCAACGCTCCTTAAAAAACTAAACAAGGGGCTATACGACGAAGTACCAGAGCAGCTAATGCGATGGAACAAAGCTAGGGTAGATGGCAAGCTTACTCCGTTAAATGGGCTTACCCGTAGGCGTTCTGCAGAGGCTTCCTTGTTCTCCTCAGATGCTGCTTTGCCCTCCGATGAGGGCGGATCAGAAATGCCTCAGAAGGTATCTGCAGCTGCACCTAAATCTTTGGCTAAATCTAAGACAATGGCTGGCGCAGGTATTGCTGGAGCTGCCACTGCGATGAACGAGATCTCAGGCC